ATAAAGCCTGCTTGTGATTGTAGTGTTACCTTATCAGAACACATATCATAGATACGTCGAAACATTTCATTCATATCTTGATCTGAGTTCTTGGCAACCCATTTACGCATTTCAGTAAATTGCTTTCCCTTGAGTAAACGAAATACGTCGTCAATAGATTCTTGTTTTAAATTAACAAAGATACCTTCATCAATTTTACCAGAAGCTGCATACGATTGTAATTCAGTTAATACTCTACGGAAATCAGGAAAGTGTTTCTCGATTACTTTAGCAACTACCTTAGGATCATATTCGACTTCTTCTTGGTCAAGTATTGCCTTAACTCTTTTGAAGAACTCCATTGCCATTTGTGGACGGTCACTTGTATCAATAGTAAAGTCTACTTCTGATAACCTTGAACGTAATGGAGTGATAATACGATTCTTGAAATTACAAGTAAAGATAAAGCCACAGTTTGAACTATACTCTTCAATAAAGTTACGTAATGCCGGTTGGACATTAGCTGCGTTCAAATAATCTGCTTCATCAAAGATTACATACTTACGACCTGTACCTGTTAGAGATACTGCGGAAGCAAATGTTGAGATGTCGTATCGGAGGGTATCAATATTAACATTGAGAGAACCATTCTTTACGATATAATCGCAACCGAGTTCTTCGAGCATGGCTTTGGCAATTGTAGTTTTACCTACACCTGGACCACCTGTTAATAATAGATTTGGAACACTGCCGTCTGATACGAACTTACGGAATGTTTCTTTTGTCTTGTTTGGTAGAATAGTATCATCAACGATTTGCGGACGGTACTTCTCAACCCATAAGACTTCGTTTGATTTTGCATCAATCATAATTCACCATAAACATAATATAAAAAAATTTGAGAAAACGCGAGGGTGTTTGACCACCCTCACTTCTCGAGAAATGAGTTATTGTTTAACCAACAACTTTATCAGCTAGCTCGCCTTGGGCGGCCTCTGAAGTATCAATGGCAGCATCCTGTTGACCAATCGCGTTTGCGTCTGGTTGTTGGGGACCTTTTTGCCTGAGGAATGCTTCGAGTTTATTTCTTAGCGTTCCAACACCGGCAAGTTCTTGCCCTTGGAATCCACCACGTTGTGAGACTATGTCAATAATCTGCAACACAGTAGATAAATCTCCAAGATTGATTACCACTTCTTGTTCTTGACCTTGTTGGTCAAAATTACCTTGTACTGGTTCATTCATAATGTTTACCTTTTATTATAAGTCGACTTTGAATCTATAGCCACGTAATACGTGACCCCTTCTCCTTTAAATTCTGAGATACCTTTTGAACAAAGAGTAACCTCATAATCTAATGGCATTAATTTCAAGTTATCGGTTTTAATGATAATTTGAAAATCATCAACAGCTTCTCCAATCTCGATGCCAAAGTCATCTGCACCATTATTAGAACTGTCGATTGCTTTCAGATAACACTTGCCGCCTTCGCCTACAAATGCAATCTCTGAAAATTGTAATACCCCTGCTGCCTTCAATACTGAAGACAAATCTCCGTCAGTGACCGATACTGTTACATCAGCAGAAGGAATAGTAATATCCTTTTCTGGTGGAGTATGGATCATCGAGAGATCAGCAAACACGTACTTAGTTCTGCGCTTACCTTCCGATATAATAAAGTATTTATCAAAAAACTCCACATCCGGATCATTATACAGAGATAAAATTGATAAAAATCTTGAAAGATCGTAAACACACGCATCAGAAGGTATTTCATCTGGTATGTCAGCGATCGCAATCAATGTTTTCTCTGGAGTTATAGTCTTGATAACATTACCACTGGACAATAAGATTGACTTATTGATAGCAGTAAAGCTTTTTAAGACCGTCAAGGTTTCGTTAGAAAATTTCATTATATAAATTTCTCCATTTAGTTAATATTGTTGTATATTATATACCAATTACTTGGCTTTGTCAACAGGATTGTAAGATTTCTTATTAGATTGTTGATCTGCAGTTGCTGTAACACCTAATTGACCTAAGCTTCCCATATCACCTTTAAAGATATATGAACCAACATGGTTAAGTTTCATCCAAGGACACATCCATACTGAAAGGTCGGCTTTACGAGCCATCTTACAGAAGAAGTAATCTTCAGACAAGTACCTTCTTGATTCTGGGTCGATGACACAGTCGAAGAAAGCGTGAATATCTCGGGTTCCGTCAAATTGTTCTGTTCTAACGTGATCTGGTTTATATGCAAGTTCAGGATAGGTGTCGCGATATCTCTCTAACGCCTCTCTTGTGATTAACATAAACCCAGTACCACCTTCTGCAACTTCAACAGGTTCCGAGAGTTTAAATGATTTCGTTCCGCTAACGGGATTGAAAACAAAATCCGATGTAAATTTTTCTAAGTTAAATGGGTTGTCCTTTGCTTGTCCTTGTTGAGCAGCAATAGAAACTTTTTCCCATGCAATTGTCTTTTTAGGATATGGACCACAGACGATATCATATTTGTCTGGATCTGAAACTTGTAATGCAAGCAATGCTAACGCGTCTCTTGGATCAAATCCAATATCAGCATCAATAAACAATAAGTGTGTACAATCAGAACGAAGGAATTCATCTACAATATAATTCCTTGCTCTTTGAATTAGACTCTCATTAAATAGAAAGTAATACTTCAGTGGGATTTTATGAGTAGATGCTAACATACTCAGGTCGTTGGTTGACTTGGTATATAAACCAGTACATTGACCACCATACATTGGTGTACCAACAAACAGTCTTTGTTTTTGTAATTCTTCTGTCTTTACTTCTAGCTTCATACTGTAATTTGCTCCAAATCATTTTCTGCTCTGGTGATTGACTGTAATCTTAATACATCAGCCAATATGTCCCATGCAGAATCGTGTGCTTTAAATACTGAATCCCATTTCTCTTCGTTTGCACAAGGAGGGAATCCATTCTTCTTTAGACCAAAATCAAACTTTGCATCAATGAACGTTCTTGTATCTCTAACTGTCCAATGCTTTAATTTGTTTTGTAGATGACCGACTTTATTTTGAGACTTAAATAGTCTTTCTAATATAACAGGGTCGAAGGAATTAGATCTTGACCACCAATAATCAATCTTTGGTCCGTCAATTAAAAAATCTGTAAACTGTTTGGTAAAGTCTTCAACCGATAGGTCTGAACTTTTAGGAGCAATATTCTTTCTTACTTCTGAATCTTGTTTAGACCAAAAGTCGAGAGTACCTTTATCGACTACCCAGCCGTAGTTCTTTACTTGCTCTGCTACATCCAACTTAAATTTCTTTGCTTTGAATACATCACTCAGATTATAAGGATCGTCTGATGTAAACTTGTCCCACTGAAATACCATAACAGATACATCAATGACTGCACAGTTGTGAACGTCTTGTCCCATTGTTTCGAAGTCGAGTATTAGATCGTTTCTATTGCTCATATGTTTACCTTGCATTTAATATACTATTATAACAAACTTTACTAGTCATGTCAATAGTTTTATCCAAAGAATTCAGATAAATTTGGAGTCGTATCTACACCATTCTTATCAAATTCCATTAACTGTTTAAAATTGTTCTGTCTCAAGTAAGTAGTATCAGAATCTTCCAATTCACCGGTTAGGAATTTGGCAATCTCAGTATGTAGATCTCTTGAAGTAACAACAGGAACGTTTTGAGCAATATGATTCATTTTCTTTAAACCATGTAACAACTCAAAGTCTTCAGGAAAGCCCATTAAGTGTAATGCTTCTCGAATCGTTAACGAACGTTCTTCAGTAGGATGAATCGTATCAACCATATTACGTCCAATCACTGCATTCATATATTCACCAAAGACATGTACTGATCCATCCCATACGCCTTTTCCATCTGCATACTTCATCATTGCGTGATCTGAGTACTTAACACCTTTTTCATTACCTGTCTTATGAAACCATTCATTAGCTTCTTTCATCCAACCTTTCTTATTTACATAATTCAGAGTTGTCTTAACACCTTCTTCAATCATGATCTCTCTAACATCACGATTTGTTTTTGTCTTAATAAAATTATAATATGGTTCGTCAGGAACGTTCTTATTAATAATGATATCTTGATGTAACGCACTAGCAGGAATCTCTTGAAGATATTCAGCAAAATCTTTTCTATCACGATTATACCAATTCATTACAGGAGCGGACTCTGACTTCCATCCAATCGCAAAGGTCCTGTCGCGTCCCTGTGGAACTCCATGGAATCTCGTTGAGGTTTTATACAAGGATAAAGAATACCCACGCTCAGCGCATATCTCATATAGTCTATTTGCTACTGGACGTCCTTTGTTTGTAAACAACGCAGGAGCATTCTCAACAATGACTACCTTTGCACCAAGTCTATCAATACCATCTTGAAAGACCATATACATAAATTCGTTCTTAGCACAACCTGCACCTTTACTCTCTGTGGTTGTTCCTGTATTCAATTGAGATAATGCAGCACAAGGTGGAGTACCAGAAACAACATCAACCTGTCTTATTTGCCCAGGCTCTGCTTCATCAAGTTTAATATAAGGAATATCACGTCCTTTTGTATTTTGTTGATAGTTTACATAATGACTATCGTTATCCTCAAATCCGCCGTAAGAGTAGATTGCTTCAGGTGGTTTACCAAACGCTTTTTCTGCGCCTAGCATTTGTCCACCGATAAGTGGAATAAGTGGAGCCCATGTTATTTCTTTCTTGTTCATCCGAAAAAGTCCTCAAGTGTTGCAGCTTCTTTCTTTTCAAATTGTGTTACATCTGGTGCAACATAATCATTATCAATCGCTGTCATAATTTTATTGTTTAAGAATGTTCCATTGTAATATTCTGGTTTGCATATTAGTTTACGCAGTCCTGTAATTACAGCTTCATACTCCTGTTCATTATTTAATAACCTATCCATCCTTTCTTTAAATTCAGTAGGAGTCTTTGGTCTTAAAAATTCTGGTATAGGTAAATGATTTTGCTCATCATAAGATGGATGCAAGAACGGTATCACACCAGCGTGTACCATCTCAATATACTTTGAAGTTACCCAACCTTTTGCGATTGGAATAATAAAAGTAAATTTAACATTGTTCATTTTAGCCATTACGTCGTCAAGATGTACGGATCCTTTGAACCTTGCGTCTGTTTCGGTATTAGGATGATCCCATTTACCGTAAATCTCTACATCGTCGTGGTCGTCTAATACCCATTCCTTTAACAGATTATATCTCGAAGGCTTTGCTTCATTAAGAATAACCATAAAAGGAACATTACGATTTAGATTAAATTGTTCGGAGTGTTGATAGTTAATACAGAAACAAGTTTCCATACCTGCATATGTTGAAGGCATCTTGCGTTCGTAACGATCTTGTTCTTCATAAGACTTAATACTGCTTACAGTATATTCATAATCGTATTGACCTAAAGACACTGTTGGTAAATGAAATATGTCTCTTGATTGATTCATAACATATCGTGGATCATTTACGATCTCAACATAAGGTGGTTGTTCTTCGTTCAACCAAATAGCAATAGGTGATGTATAGTTCTTAGTCATATCAATCACAGAAGC